CTTGAAGTCGGGCCGGTCGTCCTGGACGTGGCGGTACAGCTTCGGGTACGGGCGGCGTCCGGCCTTGCCGTCACGCAGCGGGATGATGACCGCCTCTCCGTAGCCGCCGCCCATCTCGACCGCGAGGCGGGCGGTGTTGTACCAGCGCCCGAGGAAGTGGAGCTGCTCGGCGGCCAGGTCGGGGTCGATCTTCCCGTGCAGCTCGGCGGCGATGTTCATGTTGGTCAGGTCGATGACGCAGGCGGCGGTGAAGTCCGCGCCGCGCCCGGTCGCCACGTCCGCGTACAGCGCGTACGGGCGCTCCTTCTCGGGCTTGTCGTACACCCATATCCAGCCGTCGCGTGCCTGTGTGAAGGTCGCCTTCGCCCCCGTCTCCGCATCCGAGATGAAGCGACCCCGGTAGAGCGTCTGCCGGTGGCGCTCGGCGTAGCGGCCGAGAGCTTCCACGTCGAACCAGCAGCCCGCCGTCCCCATGAACGCCTCGGCCGCGTTCATCGGGTACTGCTCGGACATGTCGGCGGGCTTGAGCCGCTTCCGCATCCGGGCGAACCACGCCTCGTCTCTGCCAGGGTGCTTGTCGGCCCCCAGGAAGACCGCCGAGATGTCGCGGTCGGCGGCCCCCGTCCACAGCTCGTAGAAGAGGTTGCCGTAGCCGTTCGCCGTGGAGACGATCAAGAGCTGCGTCTCGGTCGAGTCGGCCATGACCGGGATGAACGCCTTGTACGTCTCGTCCGCCCACTGGTGGCGGCCGAACTCATCGAGCAGCACGACGCCCGCCGTCTCGCCGTGGCCCGCGCGTGGGGTCGAGGGCATGGCGATGAGCGAGGAGATGCGGCCGTCCGGGAACTCCCACTGAATCTGGGAGGAGGGTCGCCCGCGCTCGGGCTTGATGACCTTCGCCCCGAAGCGCAGATGGTCGGGGGAGTTCTCCCACAGGTCCCAGGCGCGGCCGATCAGCTTGATCGCCTCCGTCTCGTTGATCGAGACGGCGAGCGCCCGCGTCCCCGGCTGGATCAGGCACTTCCACGCGCAGTAGCCGATCCCGAGCCAGGAGACGCCGAGCTGACGGGCCTTCAGGCGTAGGATCACCTGATCGCGCAGGTAGGTGTCCAGCTCGTCGCGCTGCCACTCCCAGCCGTCCGCGAAGGTGAAGTTGAAGACCTCGCCGGTCTTCGGGTCGATGGCCTGAGTGTGTCTCAGCCAGTTGGCCGGGTGCGCTTTCGCGTCGGCGACCTCTGCCTCTAGCTGGCCCAGCCTCTCGCGGATTGCCTCGGCGACGGCGGGGTCGAGGTCAAGAGTCGTCATCAGCTAGTAGGCTACGCCACTACATCTCAAACGAAGCGACGGGGTTGCCAATGGCACCCGCACGCACGCGCAAGATGCCTCTGGTTCACCCCGTCGCTCTGATCCGCATAGGAGGGCAGTCCCATGCGCCTGATCGTCGGAATCCTACTGGCGTTCACGCTGTTAGCAGCACCGGCAACCGCCTCACCAGACGGTCGTATCGCCCAGCAGCAGGCTCGCGCGAAAGTGGCGATCTGCAAGACGTTCGCTGAGTATTGCCAGGAGGCACTCAACGTCTCCTGGTGCGAGAGCAAGTGGTACGTCTGGGCACAGAACGGCCAGTACCTCGGCATCTTTCAGATGGGTTCGTCGGAGCGCGCGAAGTACGGCCACGGCTCGGGGGCATGGGCGCAGGCCAGAGCAGCTCATCGCTACTTCGTCGCGTCAGGCCGCGATTGGAGTCCGTGGAGCTGCCGCTGGGCCGCCTGACTCCCACGCCCGGAAGAGATGCTCGCGCAGGAGGTCGAGGTCCAGCTCGCCGACGAGAGCAGCGATGAAGGCTGCCTGCCCGGTGGTGCTGGCCCCGAGCTTGTGGGTACACCGCTTCGTGTACTGCTTGACCGTCTCCATCGAGATGTGCAGATGCTCACCCACCTGTCGCTTCGTGTAGCCGCAGGCGTAGAGGGTCAGGCACTCGCGCTCGCGCTGGGTGAGGTCGAGCTGGCGGTCGAAGTCCGGCTCGGTCGGCTCCCCGTGAGCCATCACGTCGGGGTCGCCCCCGAGCTGCGCCATCCAGTCCCGGAACGACCGCTCGATGTCGATGTCGAAGAGGCGCTGGGACTTCTCCCGCTCCCGCTGCATCGAGGGAAAGGCCAGCGTGCGGGTGGGTGCGTTGGCGCGACGCATCCCCGCTCATGGAATCAACGCAGTCGGACGCCTCCGAACACCAGCAGGATCAGCAGCACCACGATCAGCACCCAGGCCCAGGTCGGCATCTACGGCGCTGTCCCCGCAACCCAGGCCGTGCCGTTCCAGTAGGCACGGTTCCCATCGCGGCATGTGACGTACTGCCCGGTCGTCCAGGCGGTCCCCGGCGAGGCCGTCACCTGGACGGGCTTCCCGGCGATGAGGTCAGCGGGGGTGGCCGGGGCAGTCGTGGACGCGGGCGTGAACGATCCCGGCGCTCCCGCCGTCGCTCCTATGGCCGAGTCCACGGCATAGACCGCCGCCGTGCCGAGCTTGGCGGCGAGATGCGGGATGCAGAGAGTCTGGGCCGACACGTCCACGCCCCCTGCCGTGATGACGTGCTGCTTGCCGCAGGGGTTGTTGTCGGTCACGTCGTTGAACGGCGGCACATGCGCCAGGGCGTTCGCGGGCGTGAAGGATGCTGGAGGGGAGGCAGGGAAAGCTAGCGCGACCCTCCCTCCCCTCGGCAGCGCAGCGCAGGTCACTATTCCTCTGGTTCCTCTTCCGGTGGCCCTTCGGGCAGGTTCTCTGCCGCTGGGTCGGGGACGATGGTGACCGTCCCGTGCGCCTTGAGCGCCTCCAGGATGAGCTGAAGGTCCTGCTGCGACCGGCGCAGGTACGCCAGGTCGAAGACGCTCTGGAGAACCTCTGGGTCGGGCGGCGGCGGCTTCTCCAGCTCGTCCGCTTCGACGGCGTTGATGCCCGTCTCGTCCATCACCAGTGTCGAGCTTTCCTCTTGCTTGCCTCTTGCCATTACTGCTTCCTCCTCCTCCGTGGGGCGGGAGCCTTGATCTCATCGGGAGCCTCGTAGCCTTCGACCCTGACGAGACGCTCAGCGTGCCCGAACTCCTGGATGTGATGCAGCGAGCAACGCACCCTCCCGTCCGGGCCTACCCAGCGCCCCTTGCTCCCGCAGGGAACGATGAGCGCGAGTGGGGTGTCGGCTTGGCAGTCCACTAGACCGTCACCACCGCTTCACCCTTCGTGCCCGCAGGCGCAGAGACAGAGACAGTCTTCGCCCCAGCGGCACCCCAGGTTGCAGCATCCAGCTCGCTCGTCGTGATGTCCGTGGTCGTTGGGGTCATCGTCCCCGTCGATTGCAACGTGACCGTGGCGACGCCCGGAGGGTTCACCCCTCCGACATTCGCTGCGAGCGCCCCGGTGACGTTCGACTCGATGAGGAAGATGCCCAGCTCCCCCGCACGCTTGGCGAACCGCACCTGCGAGCGAGCGAGCTGCTTTGTGCCAGCCCCCGGCGCGTTGGCGTTGCGGCTGAGCTTCTGGAGCGCAGCCGAACGCTTGTCGAGCGGAAGCCGGTCAATGAGTGACGCAGCCATGCCGATTAGCTTGGATCAACCATCGGACGTACTACCCACTCCCCTGTACCCCGCACCGCTCGGTCGTCACACCACCAGGCGGGCAGACCGGAGGCGGCACCGGCTTGTGTGAGCGCGGCGTCGGCGTCGGCTTCGGCTTGGGCTTAGGCTTGTGCGATGGAGGCTTCTGCGTGGGCGTTGGTGAGGTTGGAGTGGTCGCCGTCGTCTCAGTCGTGGAAGGTGGCGGACTTGTTGTCGTGGTCGTCGTCGTCCCCGGAGGAGGCGGCGGCGGTGATGTCGTTGTCGTCTGAGTCGTCGTCCCCGGAGGCTGGGTCGTTGTTGTCGTCGTCGGAGGAGATGTCGTCGTCGTGGTGGTCGTAGTCGGCTGAGTCGTTGTCGTCGTAGTAGTAGTCGTCTCGGTCGTCTGCTTACAGTGATCCTCGTTCACCCCACCTTTGCCGTGCGGCTTGCAGTCAGCCCCGTGGTTCGGCTGTGGGTCGTCACGGCATGGCTTCTGCGCGTTGCCGTGTTCGCATGGGTTCTTGCCGGGTGGCTCAGGTGGCTTGGCGGCGAGCGCGACCCCTAGCCCTGCGCTGAAGATCACGACGACTGCGACGGCGAGCAGCGCCTTCTTCCACATGCTCTAGCTCCTTCGTTCGACTTCCCCCTCGCTGGCATGAATCGTCGCAGGAGCGGCGGGCGTTGTAGTCTCCGTGAGCAATCGACAGAAAGGAACAGCATGGCCGTAGAGGTCAAGGGCGTCCGCGATGGCGTCGAGATCAGTTGGGACCCGATGGTCGAGAGCGGGCCACCGGAGGAGAAGCCACCGGACCAGCCGGACGGCTTCCCGACGCATCCGATCTTCCTGCCGCCGTATGTGGACAACACGCTCCCCGGCGACCAGCCGAAGCCGGATCACGAACTTCCGGGCGACCAGCCCGAGGTTTCGCACCCGATCTACCTGCCGCCGTACATCGACAACTCGCTGCCCGTGCCGATCAGCCCGGAGCATCCCATCGTGCTTCCGCCCGATGTCGAGGACGGGCTGACGGACGAGCAGAAGGAGAAGCTCAAGGCGTTCCTGACCGGCAACCTGCCGCCGTTCGATCCGCCCGATTACGTCGCCCCGACGGGCGGCAAGCAGATCGCCGTGCAGGTCTTCGCGCAGGGCCAGGAGGGCGACTGGTCGAACACGGCCGTCCAGCCGAACGACGGACTCGCGCTGCTCTCGTACCCCAAGGGCTTCAAGGGTGAGAGCTACGTCGAGGTTCGCGGACTCGACGGCTCGCTGGTCGATTCAGGGACCATCGAGGTCGGGTAGCACTCTCGCTGCGGGAGGGCGTGCCGGTCGCGCCCTCCCCGGCTAGATCAGCCGACGACGCCGACGCCCCAGAGCCAGATCAGCCAGAGGGCGATTGCGATGAGCAAGAGGATGATCTCCTGCTTGGTGATCGTCATTCCTCCTCCTTCTTCTGTCCAGGCCAGGGTCCCATGATCTTCGTATCACCCTCGGACGGATGTTCGTCGGAGTGGTCGTCGGGAAGGTGATCGCGCTCAAAGAAGAAGCCGATCCGCACGCCCTTGAGCCGCGAGCCGTTGCGCCTGGAGAGGAAGACCGCCGCCAACACCAGCAGAGCGACGATGGCGACGACCTGCCAGTCATGGACGGGGACGGTTGCCGACATCACGCCTCCTCGTCGTCATCCTGATCGCGGGTCGCGTCCACGAAGCCGATGCGGTAGCCGATGTACGCGCCGAGGATGCCGATGATCCCGCCGCCCCAGCCGGTGAGTACCTGGGTGGCGTTCTCCGAGAGAGCGACCTCAGACGTGACCGCCGTGTAGAGGACGGCGATGCAGAAGATGTTGAAGGCGATCCCCAGTGAGAGCGCGAGAATGAGCGCGACGGTGCCGCCTGACGGGGAGAGGGGTTCCTTGCGCTTCGCCACCCCCCCAGGGTGCCAGCGAGCTAGGACGGGTCAGACGGTGGATCGCCGCGTCGCTTGCCGTTCTTCCAGAACAGCACGATGCGCTGCACCTTCCAGAAGCGCAGGCTGAAAGCGAGGCGCTCAAAGGTGGTCGAGTAGGTGTCGGGCGAGGGGGAGCGCGGCGGGCGCACCACGAACTTGAAGTCCGAGCGGTAGTGGAGCTTGCGCTTCGACGGCGGCTCCGAGCCGAACGAGAACCAGTCGGCCGAGTCCGCGTTGCCGGGGTGGTAGCAGACGCAGACGTGCCCGTCGTAGTGCGCGAGGTCGCCGACCTTGTACTGCCCGTTCGTCACCTTCGGGTGGCCGTCCTCGTCGTCCCAGGTGTTGCCCCAGCCCTGGTAGTTGTACTTGGACGGGTCGGGCACCTTCTGGCCCGACTTGCGATTGGCGTAGTTGAACGCCTGGATCACCGAGCCTGAGCAGTCCGAGTCCACGTTGTCGTCGTCGGGATCGACCGTCACGTCGATGGCCCGGTTCTGCGAGTAGTCCCAGGGTTCGTTGATCGCCTGCTCGCAGAACTCGGTCAGGTGCTTGTCCCACGTCCCAGAGGTCGGCGGCGTGGCGGCTGCCTTCTCCTCCTTCAGGAGCCGCTGCGACTCGCCGTCGAAGGCGGGCTTCTTCTCGGTGCCGAAGTTCGTGGAGCGCATCTGGTCGTGCGCGTTCTTGCCCCAGCTCCCGTCCGTCGAGTTCTGGGCGATCAGGCCGCGCTTGCGCTTCCACTCGTACGAGGCGGTGTTGACCTTCTGGTTCCACGCCTTGTCCCACTTGTCAGGCTCCCACTCCAGGAAGCCGAGATGGGCGAGCGCACGCTTGACGGCGAGCGCGGTGTTCCCCTTCGACTTGAATCCGTTGGGGTTCCCCGCGAGCGCGTACGGCTCGGTGAAGGGGGCGTCGGCTTCGGGGACGGCCATCTACTTCAGCGCGGCGTCGTGGTCGTCCTTGAGAATCTGGATCGTCCGCTGGAGCTTGTCCGGCCACGGCCAGGTGTTGATGTCGTTCGGGTCGTAGCCTGGGCCGCGCTGCGGGACTCCGGGCTGCTTGCGATACCAGTCGAAGAACGACTCGATCCCGTCCTGGTATCCGATCTTCGTCGGCACGCCATCGCCTCCATCGTCAGGGTCGGGAGGAGGGGTCGTCCCCTTCTCGACCGGGAACACGAACTCGCGCTCGGACTTCGCCGGACGGCACCAGTCGGCGGTCGGCGGGTCCTGGTCGGACAGCTCGATCCAGGCCGACCACGTTCCGACCTGGGTGGGCGTGCCCGAGATGAGGCCGGTCGCGCCGTTCAGGTTCAGGCCCGGAGGCAGCGACCCGGAGAGGATGCGCCACTGGTAGGGGAGCGCGGGGCCGCAGCCCCCTTCTCCTGCGAACTGATGCGAGTACGGCTCGCCCGTCTTGCCGACCGGGATGTCGTAGCTCGCGTCGGTGTAGCGCACACCCGGAGGCTACTCGGTCAGGCGGTCGCCGTTTGCTAGGAGACGTTGCAGATTCACCAATACGCCAGGGTCGCCATAGCGTTTCTCGCCCTCGATCTGGACGATGTAGCGGTCGTCGCGGATCACGCCCGAGGCGGTGAGGCCGTCGCAGACCGCTCGCAGGAGCTTGTCGATGTCGGGGTTAGCGTCGCGCCAGATCGGGGCATTAGCCTTGAGCTTTCCCATGTTCCGACCTGTCCCGAAGTGGGCAGAGGGGCGTGGGAACGTGAACAAGGCGCGGAGCCTGAGTGGGCCGAGCAGTTGCTCGCTCCCAGCGGCAGCTCTCGCGTATTCGGCGACTGCCTGTCGCCAGGGGGCGAGGTCGCGGAGCATCTCGACCATCACCCCCTTGCCCACATGTCGCTTCGACCCCTGCGCGACAGGCTTGCCTGGAACGAAGAACTGAATCTCGTCAGGCACGCCTGGTTCCGAAGATGAACTCGCGCCGCATCATCGTGGCGATCATCG